TTGAGTGAGCAGCCTGAGAGTGTGCGGAAGGCTTTGGGGTACGGTAACGGAAATATTAAAAAAACAGAAGTTGATGAAGTTATAACTTTTAGTGATGGTGTCAATTCTGTAACCGTACCAAAAAAACCTAGTGGGACAAATTTAAATTATTTTTCCATGAAAGGAAGTGGGCCGTTGTCAAATATGCAACCATTGACTCGTTCCGCAAATAGCCATGAGCAAGCTGAAAAAGTAGCAAGACAATGGTTAGAAGGAACAACAACTACAGGAGATCAGCTTTTACATAAAACAGGTAAAAATCAAGCTAGTTCAGAAGCCCTAGCCAAAGCTGGCATCCCAGGTCTGAAATACTTTGACGGGATGAGTCGCCCAGCTAGTTCTACAAAATCTCTGATAGAGGCGGCTGGTTCGCAAGAGGCGGCGTTAGCTAACGCTAGGAAGCGGTTCGACAGTGCGGATGCTGATTGGGGGCCAATGGCTGATGACCACAAAAAAAGGTGGGCCGATGCTATAAGAGAATTAGAAAAACCACAAACCCGTAACTTTGTCACATGGGATCAAGACGTATTAAACCGCATGAAGTTGCTAGAGCGAAATGGTGAAAAGTTTGATGGGCTACTTAGTCGCTAACTAAAAGTTTACAGAAAACAATCGGAAAAAATATGGAATACGAAGACAAACTTGCAGACATTCGCGAGCATTTTAAGCTATGCGAAGAGGCTGAAGCGCAAAATCGTCAACAAGCGATGGACGATCTTGAGTTTGGCCGCATGGGCAAGCAATGGCCGGAAGAAGTCAAGAAGCAGCGCGAGCGTGACCGCCGCCCCTGCTTGACGATTAACCAAATGCCAAAATTTATACGCCAGATTGTCAACGATGCGCGGTTAAATAAGCCAGCGATTAAATGTTACCCAGTAGATTCAAACGCAGATGTTGAAACCGCAAAGATACTTAACGGCCTAATTAAACAGATCGAGACAAGCAGCAACGCGGAATCGGCGTATTCAACAGCTATCGACAACGCGGTCAGTAATGGATTTGGATATTTTCGGGTTGATGTAGACTTTGCGCGTGACGATGCCTTTGAGCGCGACATAAAGATTGACAGAATTATGAACCCGTTCTCTGTCTATCGCGATCCGCGATCAACGGCAGTTGATAGTTCCGATTGGAATATGTGCTTTGTAACTGAGCTGTTGACGCACGACGAGTTTGAAACGAGCTATCCTGATGCTGAGAAAACAGACTTTGAAAGTCAAACTTTTGAGCAACGAGACAATCTTTGGTACACCTCAAATACAGTTCGCGTTGCTGAGTATTGGTCACGCGAGGAAGTAGACAAAGAAATTATTATGATGTCAGACGGTCAAATTCTTGACGCTGACATTTTTGAATCTCAACGCGATATGTTTGAAGTTGCTGGCATTATGCCAATGCAATCGCGAACAGCTAAATCGCATCGAGTAAAGCAGTGTGTTGTTACTGGCTCAGAGATATTGAGCGAGATCGAGTGGGCGGGTAAATACATTCCGATTGTTCCCGTCTACGGCGATGAAGTAGTTGTAGGCGAAAACAGAAACTTTCATTCGCTTATCCACTTCGCGAAAGACAGCCAGCTTGCATATAACTTTTGGCGGTCAGCCGCAGCCGAGCTAGTTGCGCTCAGTCCGAAAGCGCCGTGGATTGCACCAATTGGCGCGTTCAACACTGACCAAGCGAAATGGGCAACGGCAAACACAGAGAACCATGCGTTCATTGAGTACGATGGCGGCCAACCGCCTATCCGCCAGCCGTTCGCAGGCGTGCCAGCCGGAGCGATCCAAGAGGCCGCATCGGCCAACAATGACATGAAAGATGTAATCGGCATGTTTGATGGCGGCATGGGCCAGCCTAACCAAGCATCCGGCAAAGCTCTGATTGCGAGACAGCGCGACGGCGATATTAGCACCTACCATTTTATTGATAACTTGAGCCGCGCCATACGCCATGCGGGTCGGATTATCGTTGATTTGATTCCAAGCGTTTACACAGAGGCGCGAATAATCCGCGTGCTTGGCGAAGACAACGAAGCAAAAACCGTACAGGTAAATCAGCAATTCCAAAACGAGGGCGACGATGCTCCGCGCATGTACGATCTAACAACCGGAAAATATGACGTTGTTGTAAAAGCAGGGCCAAGTCATTCGACGCAACGCCAAGAAGCGGCAGAGCAAATGATGCTGATGATACAGCAATTCCCGCAGGCTGCACCTGTCATCGGTGATTTAATTGCCAAGAATTTAGATTGGCCTGGAGCCGAGGAAATTGCCGAGCGGTTACAGAAAATGTTGCCGCCAGAAATTCGTGGCCGCGATCCTGAAGTTGAGCAAGTCAAACAACAGCTTCAAGAGGCCGCTGGAATTATTCGCGAGCTGCAAGCTGACAGATCAATCATGCAAGAGAAAAACCAAATCGATGCAAACAAGGTCGCGCTAGAAGCTGAGAAAGTAGTCGCGCAAAAATACAAAGCTGAGACTGACCGCATGAGCGCGTTGGTCAAAGCCGAGACAGCAAACTCTACGGTTCCCCAGATGGAGGCGTTCCAACCTAACAACTTACTTTAAGGAGATTACCACTATGTCGGACGAAGCAAATAATCCAATTGAGGAACTTGCTGAACAGCCTGAAGACAACGCACCTGAAGCAGAGATTGCCGAGGATACGCAAGTTGTTGAAGTCGAGTCAGACAACGAAACAAGCGAACCTGAAACAGATGAGGTTGATGGCGAAGAACCAGCTTCTGAGTTTGTAACAGTCGAATACGATGGCATGGAGTACGAAGTGCCAAACAATCTTAAAGACGCGCTAATGCGTCAGCAAGATTACACTAAAAAAACTCAATCGATTGCAGAGCAACGCAAAGAGATTGAGGTGCAAACCGCTGCGCTACAACAGCAAAGCGTACAACAACAACAAACTTTCGAGGAAGCTGCCAACCTACGGTCAATCGATCAGCAATTAGCTCAATACAATGATCTAAACTGGGACGAGCTGTACCAAGGTGACATGGCAACCGCTGTAAATTTAGATCGTCAAAAACGCGATTTAGAATCTCAGCGACAAGCGACAGTCGGAAGATTGCAACAAGGCCAAGCCCAAGCTGTTGAGAACCAGCGAGTTGAACACGCCAAGGTTCTTGAAGAAGGCCAAAAGGTTTTGGCAACCAGAATTAAAGATTGGACACCAGAGCTTGCACAAAAAGTTGCCGCCTACGGAATTAGTCGGGGATTAAAAGAGCAAGCCGTCCAAAGCATTACTGACCCTGTTCACGTTGAACTTATCGACAAGGCAAGACGTTACGACGAGCTGATGGCTAAACAAAGTGTTAAGCCAGCTGCCCAGCCTGCTCAAGCAGCAATAAAGGTCAAGGGCAAACGAGCCGCCGTTAACAAAGACCCCGATAAAATGGATGTGAACGATTGGTTAAAAATGCGGAATCAACAAGTTGAAAAGCGCAACCGCGCATAACCCAATAGGAACTAAAAAATGGTAAATACACTTTTAACCCCAACAGCGGTAACACGCGAAGGGCTTCGGGTCTTGCACCAGAAGTTAAATTTTGTCGGAACAATTAACCGTAGCTATGATGACCGTTTTGCTAAGTCAGGCGCAAAGATTGGCGACAGCCTTTCTATTCGTTTGCCTAACCAATACACGGTTAGAACAGGCGCAGCTTTAAGTTCTCAAGATGTTGCTGAACAATCTGTAACGCTTCAAGTCGCGTCACAAGCAGGCGTGGATACCACATTTACGTCAGACGATTTAAGTTTGGATATCGATGACTTTAGCTCGCGTATCCTAAATCCGGCAATGTCTGTACTTGCGGCGCATATTGAATCTGATGCTCTTTCTATGTACAAAGACGTTTACAATCATGTAACCGATTCAGGTGCAACAATCACCAAAAGCGATGTGCTTCAAGCTGGCAAAGTTTTGACAGACAACCTAACGCCATATGATCAGCGTAACTTGTTGATGAACACAAAAGACAATGTTGATCTAGTATCTGACTTGTCTGGCTTGTTTAATGACCAATCAAAAGTCGCATCAAACTATCGTGAAGGTCGCGTTGCTTCAAACACGTTTGGTTTCCAAAACATTATGGAAACAAGTTTAGCACCGTCCCACTTGGGCGGAGCAGACGATGGCACTGGGGATCACTTGGTCAATGATTCAGGCACTATTGCCGAAGGCGTAGCCCAGCTAACAGTAGACACTGGTAGTGCAACTTTGCTTAAAGGAGACATCTTCACCCTCGACGCTGTAAATCGTGTTCATCCTGAAACTAAAGCTGACACGGGTGAGCTTCAAAAGTTTGTTGTTTCTGCTAATATGGCAGGCGATGGAACCGTCCTAACTTTCCAACCGCCTCTGCGTGCAGCGGGTGCGTTGAAAAATATAACGGCAATGCCCGGAAACAACGCGCCAATTCGCAAGCGTGAGTCAGACGACTCAACAGCAATTGCTGCATCACAAACATTGACGACTTCTTTGGCTTATCACAAAGATGCGTTTGCATTTGCAACCGCTGATCTTGTTTTGCCAACTGGCGTTGACTTTGCTGCGCGTGAAGTCATGGACGGCATTTCGATGCGGATTGTTCGTGATTACTCAATCAGCGCAGATACGTTCATAACACGTTTAGATGTTCTGTATGGGTTTAAGACCCTACGCAGTGAATTAGCGTGCAGAATCCACATGAACTAAAAAAGCGGGGGTTGCTTTCGGGCAGCCCCCATTTTTAATTGCGAGGTAATTAATGACTAAAGTATGGATGTTTAAAATTGGAACAGGCGAAGGCAAAATCTTTGATGCTAATGCTGTACCAAAAAGTGGTTATTCTGATAACCCAAAAGCTGCAAAAAAACCACCTCGGTTAGCTACGCCTCGACGCGCACGCGACGAAGGCAAGTTTGTAGCCGACGATCCTACAACGCTAAACATAAATGAGGCTTACGAGAAATGAGCATAGCAACGCTTGCCGAATTAAAAACTGCTCTTGAAACTGAGACTAGCCGCTCGGACATAACGTGGGACGATTACATCACACGGGGAGAAGCACGCCTTAATCGCAAGCTGCGCTTATTACAGCAAGAGACATCAGTTGCTTTCACGTTGGCGGCTGGCGATAACTCGCAAGCATTGCCGTCTGGTTTTATAGAGCATATTGATTTATTTTTTACTTCTGACAATCACCAGCCAACTCAACAATCTCTTTCGACTTTGCAAGAAACGGCCAGCACTGGATCAGGCAGGCCATACTATTTTGCCATTGGCAACGTGATACAGTTCGAGCGAGAGGCGGATACCCCTTACACGTTCACCCACAGATTTTATAAAAAGTTTGATTTAGTAACAGACAATACAAATAACTTATTAACTGATCATCCAGATGCTTATATTTATTCAACGCTTGGTGCGTTTTACATGCGAGCTAAAGACACAAACATGGTGCAATCAAATTTAAATATGCTTGATCAGGTTGTGCAAGAATTAAACACGCTAGATGGTCGTTCAAGAAATCAAGCTCGGTTGGCCGTAGATAGCGGCTTAACTTCCGCTCGACGCTTTGATATTTCGCGAGGATTTTAATGTTTAACTTTGGGCCGTTCCTTCCTGATCAAGCTGACTTAGGCAACCCCGGCGCAACGGTTGCAACTAACGTACTGCCAAAAACGACGACTACATACGCGCCTTTTCCAAGCCAAGCAACTGTGTCTAGTGCAATGTCAAACCGCCCAAGAGGGGCTGCGTCATTTGTGCAAACAGACGGCACGGTCAATACGTTTTCAGGTGATCATCAAGATTTGTTTAAATTAGGTACAGCGGCGTTTGCAAATAAATCACGGCAGGCGGCAAGCTACACAGTTGGCACAACTGACCATGTTAATTTTATTCAATTTGGTGATCG